CCAGTATTGGTGTGCAGGTATGTTTTTCTTTCGTATAACACTCCTTTGGGATTTGATGCACCCTACGAAGAACGGCCTGTCAAATGTGATCAGGTCGGTGAGTAGGTATACGTTTGAGCCTTGGAATGGTATAGTGTTTGGGATGTGTTGTCCTTCTGTAAGACCGGCCATTTTTACATAATTCGGTTGTTTTTGGAAGAAAAATTCAACTATTTGTGAAATGTTAAAGGGTTAGAGATCCAATAATGAAAGAAAATGGTCAAAACAATTGCTATCAAGGAACTTAATATAGATTCCATTAGACCCAATGCTGAGAGTCTTAAATCTAATTTAGGAGGTTCTAAAATTACAATTATTGGGAAGCCGGGTTCAGGTAAATCCGTTTTGATTAAACACCTCCTGTATGCTAAGAAGCACGTCATCCCCACAGGTCTCGTCATCTCCGGGTCTGAGGACAGTAATAAATTTTACTCGCGTATCTTCCCAGACTTATTCATCTACGATAAGTATAAGAAGAGTGTGATCGAAAATTTTAGCAAGCGTCAGCATCTAGCCAAAAAGCATCTTTCTAATGGATGGGCCGTGCTTGTGATGGATGATTGTATGGATGATGTTAAGATATTCAACGACCCGCTACTACAAGGGCTTTTTAAGAATGGACGTCACTGGAACATGCTTGCAATTTTTGCAAATCAGTATGTTTTCGATTTTAAGCCTAACATAAGGACCAACATTGATGGAGTGTTCATATTCAGGGAGCCTAATCAGAGTAACCGTGAAAAAATCTACAAAAATTTCGCCAGTATCATACCATCATATACAATTTTTTGCCAACTCATGAATGATATTACTACTGATTATACATGCCTCTACATCAATAACCAAATTCAGAGTAATGAATGGACTGATTGTGTCTTTTACTTCAAAGCAGAACAAGTGCCCGATTTTAAGTTTGGTTGTGATGATTATCTACAGTTTGCAGAAACACGTCAACGAGATGAGGAATAATGTTATAACCTCTAGAGGTTATGACTACACCATGATTCATTACTCTTCTTGACTGAGGAAAGGCTCCAAATTCTGCCGCGTCTTCTTAAGAAGATTGGCCAGTCTACCACGTTCGTCGGGAGATAGGAACGCTCTTGGCAATTCTTGGTCTCATGTTGAGCCAAAGAAAGCTGTTGTGTAGTCATTGAAAGCTGTTCCATCATTCGCTCCATCTCCCTATTACGAGCCTCAGATCTTTCCCTCCTACGAGATATTTCTTCCTTATACTCTTCTTCACGTTTCTTATACTCTTCTTCATATTTCTTTCGCTCTTCAGATCTTTCCCTCCTACGAAATATTTCTTCCTTATACTCTTCTTCACGTTTCTTATACTCAAGCTCTCTACTCTGATACGAAAACATCTCCGACCGCAAACCTTCACATTCGCGATTTAAATCCTCTATCCTCTCATTCTTCGCTTTCACAATCTCTTTCATATACACGGCATCACGCTCCAACATACTATTTACACCCAACAACTTATCCACTTCTGAACTAAATCTCTTATACACCTCCTCGTAAAACACACGAGCTCCAGGTAGCTGGTTCTTGTCCAAAATTATCAACTCCTTATGATTCCTAAACTGGATAGAGTTACCCTGGAAATGACCACGTATCTCGTTCTCGGCCTCTACCTCATACACATTATCAACAGGTGAAAAGTACTTCAGCTGCAACGTGCTAGATATAAGGTTTCCGTACGTTTTTATGTGCTCGCCCGTCCTCCTCTTCAGGTCATTGGTCCTTCCCCATTTGAATAAGAATCCTTTCTTAAAAGGTCTCAGCTCCTCGTAGTGTTTACGGAGGTCTACGATCTTGCCTACGTTGAATAGGTATACACATGGCATCGAGGTTATACACGTTGTAAGGACATCTTTGACCATTTGAGCGTTTATGCCTACTATGTCGGCTGCCACATCGAGCCTTTGCTCGGTTGTACCGAGATGGGCCGTGTAGACGATGGTTGTGGCCCAGTCCTGGAACCGGTAAGCGACGCCAGAGCGCGATGCGAAGATGATCTTGAGTAGGCCGTTGTAGGTTATGTACGTGGAAGCTTGATAAGCTGCCATATTCTGCTCGGACGGTCCCACCAATTGGGTGGGACCGTCCGAGCAGAATATTTCATAATCGGAGCTATCCAACATTCTAGTTATATGTGATCTAAGGTCTCCATCTCAAACACACGAGCTACATCTCTGCAGCTGAAACGTATACCTTCTCTACTTCTGACGCCTCTCACCTCCACCTCATGTACGTTGCCTTCAATGTCTCTAAATTTTTCATCTTCGTTGAGCTCCAATAGAGGAGGTAGCGGTTTGTACTTGTACGCGTCCAGGTTACCTGTGAATCGGGGGAGGTTGTTATGTACCCATTCCTCAGATATGAGGATGTTTGCCTTTTTGCTTTCATGTGTAGCCAGAGCCCATGTATTTGTTCTTTTGCTGTGTGTAGCGAACCAGTATTGGTGTGCAGGGATGTTTTTCTTTTGAATCATTTTCCTGGGTTCTCGTATGCACCCTACGAAGAACGGCCTGTCAAATGTGATCAGGTCGGTGAGAAAAAATTCAATTAATAAATCAAAAATATGTGATACCTCCCGTATTTTGCTTGGAATTATCCAAAAATCAAAATATGTAAAGGTTGGTTTTACCTCCCAGCATCCTACCCCTATGCTTTCGTTAACATGACATTTAAAAATTCTGTAACCCCGGAGGGTTACGGACACGTTATTTATTTAAAATCAGTCAATAGAACCATTTTCACACCTAGTTTTCTTGCTTTTTTCATCTTCTCAGTATCTTTCTCAAATGATTTACATACTAATATGTCGCATTCCTTCGTTACAGACGACAAGACGTTATACTTATTTTCGAGATCCTTATCTCTGAATCCCGAGAGCGCTATTTTACGACGTTCATCGTTTTCAGCCTCTTCGAATTGGAGACCGTTATCTGAACACATTTTGATGAAAAGTGTCATTTTTGGAAAGAATAGGACCACATTTTCTGCCATTTTGTCGAACCCGTCTACGTTACGGACATCCTCAACCGTAGGAACCGTCCCCCAATCCCCCGATCTAAGCGTTGGAAGACTTGCAAACAAGTTTTCTACTCGTTTAGCCCCGAGCCCGAAACCGAGTACTCCTGAAGCACCTACAACTGAAGATACTTTTAATTTTCTATTCTTCATATCGTTTAAACCAGTAATTATACGATCTGCTGATTTATCTTTGAATACAGGTTGTAGGTCATTCTTCGTGCAGTTTATCATTTTGAATAAAGTATTCAATCCACAGTCGGTATACATCTTTTCAATAGTCTTCGTGCTTATGTACTTGGCCTCCATTTTTGAGAAGAAATTGATCAATGTTTTTATTTCAATAGCTTCATCGTTTTCATCTTCCGCTTGTAAATCTACACCATTCCATGTTGAGCTGGGTAACGTCACATTATCGCTCGGTTTCACTACTGATACGATGTATGGGATCACATCTCCCGACCTCACACATACTATTTGAGCTCCTGGTCCTATTTTGTTATCTAAGATATACTTGGCGTTATGGCCACTACATTTTTTTATTGTAACACCGGAGAGCTGTACTGGTTCTATATTCACAACTGGTTTGAGTAAACCCCATCTACTGATATCCCATGTTATTTTTGTAACGGTGGTTACAGCCGTCTCTAGGTTTATTTCCTTCTTAAATGCTATTGAGTATTTGGGGTTTCCACTAGTATTACGAGTATACATCCTATCTTCAGTTACAACAAGTCCATCCATCTCAAATACACTTTTCCTAATCCAATCATTCAAAAGCTGCGTGAGCGACCCTATGCTCATATTAGAGCGCTTCATCTCAATCCAAGGAATAGATGTATTTTGTAGTTGTTCCGACGCAGGACATTGTGTTGACACTCCTGAAATGATGACCTCATAAGGGATGAATGAAATGTCTGATATGATGTTTACGTTTATGTTTTTTTTACCAAACTGACCTGCCACAAGGTTACGTGGATTTTTAAAGATATTTTTATATTTGATATCGAAGATGTTTTTATCCATAATCAGTTCTCCTCTTACATACACATCCATATCATGAGACTGGTTCCACTCACATTCTGGTATCGCGTCGAGCATGAGATTGAGTGTCTTTTTAGCACTTACTCTTGCTTTATCGAGATTTAGATGTTTAATGAATCTACTAATATCACATCCTATATGTCCGTTGCCTCGAGTGTAGAGCTTATTGTTCTCCGGATCATAGAGAGCGCTGATACCATCGAGCTTGGCACTGATAACGAAATTATCCGTACATGTTTTGTTAAGCCATATGTTAAGGGTCTTTTCATCGCGTTTTTTATCAAGCGATCCCATCCAAATAGGAAGCTTTGATGTTTGCCCCGTTTTTATGAACTCATGGGTAGATATATCTCCAAATGTGGCATCATATATATCATCATTCATTATGGGGTTTCCAGCCTCGTAGGCTTCATCTGCAATACGTTGAGCGTTTGACATTTGTTTTCTTTCATATTCTTAATACCAGAATTTCATATATTAAAGACTTATGATGGTTAGACGTGGAACAAAATGAGTGCGAATGATTACTTTTACGTCAAGGCAGATCCAGATCATCACGACCTCGAAGATATTTTCAAAGGAAAGTATATAAAACACCGCAAGGAGTGGCGATTTGAGAAGAAACAGGAAGAGGAGGTCACGCGATTTCTATACTGCTCTTCAAGTGAAAGTGAAGAAGAAATTGAAGATAAATTCATTAGAAGTGATGATGAAAATATAGATAACCTTCAAATATCAACCGATGCTAAGGAAATGTTGAGTATGAAACGACGACAACGTGACAGACTACATAGAGCTAATTCATTCAACGCATCAGATTCATCAGACGAGGAATATGAAAGTATTGATGGGAGATATAGACGACCACGAGTTAGTAAACAGACGATCACAAAAGAAGTAAATAAATTAAAAAAAGAGTTGGTTAAAATGGATATTAATGAAAATGAAAAGAATGAAAAGAAATAAATGTAAGTAATGTTAAAAAATTTAACCCCGAAGGGTTAAATTTTGATGGCTAAAGAGCCAATGGCCTAATATAAATGTTTCATTGTAAGTTAGAATTAGTCTGAATCATCATCATCTGATTCCTTAATAATTTTCTTATTAGGAATCACCAACTCATCAAGACGTTTCTTTTCGATGGATCTATTTCTAAAGCGTTCTGGTATAATGATATTACGCTTCATCTTTAATTCTACGAATTCGCTGATAACAGCTTCGGACAGCTTAATTTGCAAACAGGGTTTATCACTTACAAACACACTATCAACCACTAATATGACAGTCGCTTTACAATTGGTATTCTTTTGTGATAGTCTTTCAATTGTTTCTTCTTGATCTAGGTCTACAACACCCTCTTCCGCCTCTTCATCAAGCATGAGGAATCTACTTTTCATGAAGTTGTTATTAGTGACTATTTTGGCATTAACATAGACAGCATCTATACCATTTTCTTGTTCTTTCCTCTTGACTAACTCCATATTTTCTACATTGTCTAACCATTTCTTGGAATCCTTATCCTTTTTATCCTTATGTTTACCAAGGGCTTTGATCATTTCAGGTGTTCGCATTTCTTCTTTGACCTTCTCAGTTATCTTCTCCAATATATCTATAGTCTCATTTTCAACTTTAATATCAATGAGACTGTCCTCACTGATATCACCCCCTTTATTCTGATCCTCACGTAGCTTTCTGTTCACCATTGCAAACGACATCTTATAAGGAGAGTTTGCGTCATACTTTGAAATGCCATAAGAAAATAACTCAGATGTTTGAATTTTAAGTAGCCCTAATTTACTTTTACTTTCATTTTCATTTTCATAAAGATACTTAACATTTACCCAAATACCCATTTGCCCTTTAGCTGGGCCAGTAGTAGGTAATTCAACGACGATATTCTTTACATTGAATTTATGGAATGATTCGTTTTCTTCTGCTGAAATAACGTTTATTTTAGACATGATTCGGCTTTATCTTTTCTATCATTCTTCCTATCCATAATTCATTTTTTTTCGTAAATCTGATGAACGGTTTAACAGGACGTATGTGAAAACAAAAGATGGAATTCGATACCCTTGTAGAATTTTTTACATTTCTTAAATACGCCAAACGTCGATATCCTATGATAGTCACGTATGTCAAATATCTTAATAAGATCAAAAATGATGAAGATAAGAATATAGAAATTGAACACTTCAAGAAATTTTTGATAGATAACCAATGCCTTACCAATAAGGAGCTTACTTCTTTATTTTTTAAAACCGGTAAGACATCTCTCACTCTAGCAATGGATAATTTCATAAATATTCCTATCGAAGAGTCTGAATCTTTCTGGGATGAAATTTTAAAGGTTGAAAGAGTCATATTCCCTAACGGTAAGCCAACCCATATGGAAAGTCCTACTGGTTCTGCTGGTTTTACTGGAGCAATAGCTGCCTTCCAAAATAACCCTTTGATGTCAGATGTGATTGAACAAGTAAAAAATATGGGTGATTTAGACATCACAGACGTCAATTCCCTCATGGAAAAACCTGGATTCCAACAAATCGTAAACAATATTAAGAGTAACCTACAGAGTGGGAAATATAGTATAAAGGATCTAACAGGTACTGTATCTGATGTTATAAAAGGTGTACAACACGAGCTCGACGATGAAACAAAAAATACACTCAAAGTTGTCACCGATACTATGGACGCTGTTGAACGTAATGAACCAGTGGATATGAATAACCTCATGAATATCGTTTCTAATCTTAAACTCGATACTCGATAACAGCAAAATAAAAAATCTGTAACCCCGAAGGGTTATAGAAAATGTCTCCACTCAATTTATTTAAGAGACCTCGGCAACGCCTCGGTATTCCTAGCCCCATCTCTGTTCGCTAGGAACTGTGACATTCAACCATAAATTCCTAATTCCTAATTACCTCCACACGTACTTGTTATACAAAGCTCCTTTCATATTACGCGATGAAGGAAACCCGTTTTTACGCAAGTAATTGAGGCATTCCATATACTCATTTGTAACCGCTACTTCTATACACAGCGAGTCCCAAGGACACTCATTGTAATGCATATACTTGATACATTCGAGATTATTGTTCCACACAGCTGCTAACATACAATCCTCATCCCAAGGACATCATGCATGTACTTGACACACTCGAAATCATCATTATCTGCAGCTCCAGCCATACAATCCTCATCCCAAGGACACCCGTTTTCATGCATGTACTTGACACACTCGAAATGTCCATTTCTCGCAGCTGCTTCTATACATTCCTCATTCCAAGGACATCCGTTTTCATGCATATACTTGATACATTCGAGATGTCCATCTGAAGCAGCTGTTTCAATACATTCCTCATCCCAACCACAACCGTTTTCATGCATATACTTGATACATTCGAGATGTCCATCTGAAGCAGCTGTTTCAATACATTCCTCATCCCAACCACAACCGTTTTCATGAGCATAAACAATTATGCTCA